TCTTTAGTTACTGAAGCGGCAGCGGAAGCAAGTGCGGCTTTCACGCAGAGCCACCGTTTGCGGGTCTGGCACAACGGAACGGAGTATTACATTTCCTTAGACGCTGTGTAAGGAGGTAACCGATGATACGAAGCATCACGCCGGTTGCGAGGCCGGAGATTGATACTGAGATGATAGGTTTTGTGTATGACCCGGGTGGCAAGCGGGTCATGGTAACCGTCTATCAGGGCTACAAGGACGAGACAGGCCACTTTGTTGATGTCAGTCGCCAGGCCATAAGCATCAGCGGGGCGGATTATGAGGCGCTGATAGCCGCCAACGACAAGGGCAAAAAAGCGGGGCAATTCAGGACTGACGACGTGCTGGTTGTGGCGGATAAACTGCGAGGAGGATAAACTGTGCGAGTTGATTTCTCTTCAGAGCTGTTGAACTACAACGGCGCACTGATTGTTGCAGATGCAAACGACGGCAAACCTACGTCCGCAACCCTTGGGTGGGTGTGCTGTGCGGCATTGGTTGCCACTGTCCAGGGGCAGCAGCTTGCTCCCGAGCAGCATTTGAAGCAATTCACTCTTGCGCAGCGCATTCATGCTGTTCTGATGGATGGCAGCGGACCGCTTGAGCTTTCTGTCGAGGATGTGGCGCATCTGCGCCAACTTGTTGCCAAAGTGTGGGGAGTGTCCGTTGCCGGAGCAGCCCTGCTGCTGCTGGATGAGCAAGCGAAATGAGCCCTCCCGCAGCGGTAGATAATGGTTGTGTGGATTCCACACCGATAGAGTGGTGCTTGACATGTCCGTTTCCCGACTGCCGGATGCTGTATGTGACTGTCTTGCGCAGTTGTCCTCGTCATCCAGAGCACGCGGTTTGGGCAGAGGAGCACAAGAAGCGCACCGCCGACTATGGCAGAAAAGAGCAGGTGCGCGCATATCAACGCAAGTGGTCAAAGGACAACAGGGAGAAGCGTCTGGAGTATCTGCGGGACTATCGTGCATTGCTGAGGGAGAAAACCGCTGTTGAGTGCTGAGAAATATTGTGGACCCGAGCGCAGGAAGAGTCCTTCTGCTGAGTTGAACTGCCCCTACAACGGGCCCAATTTCAGAGAGATAAGCGAGCGGATGGTCCGCACTGAGACCAAGGTCGACGACTTGAAAGAGACTTTCAACGGCAAAGTTGATGATCTGAGAAAAGCTGTTGGCGGCATTGACAGCATTGTTTCCGGGTTTCATGATGCGTTGAGCGCCCTTAAAGGAGATGTTCGTGTGCATTCTGTCAAGTGGGCTGTGTTGGTGGCAATAATCATCAGCAGTCCGGGCATACTTGTGGCCGTGCTGACGGCGGCGAAGTTGCTGAAAGTTGGCAGCGTGCTGGGGGGAACTCCGTGATGGCTGGCGCCGTCGTCAGTGAAGAGAAGATGCACGAGTTTGTGCCTCTCGTCGAGCGAGAAGCCTGGAAGCTGTCCACATGGTTGTGCGGTGAGTTCATGATCGGCGACCTGGAAAGTTATGGGTTGGAGGCTTTGTGGCGGGGTTTGTTGAGTTATGATCCCGACAAGGGCGATTTGCGGCGCTACTTGGCGTATGAGGTCAGATTTGGCATCATTGATGAGGTGCGACGCACTCACTGCTATGTTTACGGATGCCACATCAAGCGTGATGGACAGCGGATGTTCGCGAGAGTTTTGAGGGAGCAGCGCCGTCAATCTTCGGAGTTCTCTCGGGAGGTATCTTTGCAGGCAGCGGCTGCGCACATCGGTGTGGACGAAGCTCTTGCTGTTCGACTCAATATCCTCGGTGGAGGGATTTTGGAGGATGGTTGGCGTCCGCTCCATGCGTTGACTCCGGAAGAGCAACTGCTGAAGAAAGAGCAGTCAGTTTTTGTTCGCAAGGGTGTGCGACAGCTTCCCCTGAGTGTCCAGCGCTTCGTCGAGGCATACTATTTCGAAGGCGCTTCCATGTCTTGCATAGCCGCTCGGCACGGAGTTACTGAGTGCGCAGTTTCGCTTGGCTGCAAGCGGGGCAGGAAGCAGCTGAGGAGATGGATGGAGAGACAAGATGGGTGCAATTGACGAAATCATAGAGCGGGAAGGGGGCTTCGTGGACCACCCGAAAGACAAGGGCGGCCCCACCAAATACGGCATCACGCAGACCGTGTTGGAGGCATGGCGCGGTTGTCCTGTCAAACCGACCGATGTGGCCTCCATCACCCAGGCCGAGGCTTACATGATTTATGAGAGCGAGTATCTCAAAAAGCCCGGCCTGAATAAAGTGGCTGATGCGTTTCTGCGCGCCCATCTGTTAGACATAGCCGTGCTCCACGGGCCTGATGACGCCATCAAATGGCTGCAGATGGAGTTGGGAGTCAAGGTTGACGGGGACCTAGGGCCTAAGACGCTGGCAGCGCTGAGTGCCTGCGCGAGCGTCGAGCGTCTCAACGATGAGCTTGTGGCGCGGCGCATTCTCTACATGGTGCATCTGGTGGACAAGAATCATTCTCAGGTTGTTTTTCTCGTGGGGTGGATTGCCCGCGCCCTGGGGTTTCTCAGTTGCCGACGAGGAGGATGAATTCCCATGACGGACGAAGGCAAAGAGACCGCTGATTATGAGGTGACGGTTAGGATTCGGTTGACGTTCGTCAAGCAGTATCGTCAAGGGGTGGTTTTGTCTCCTGCGGGCATTGTTTTCATGGCACCGATGGAGGAGTGATATGGGCTGGCTTGGGAAACTCATGGGAACTGCTCCAGCAGGTATGGTGGGAGAAGCGGCAGGAGGATTCATTGGCGAAGCCATCAGCGCAGCTGCCAAGATAAAAACGCTCATAACTGGCAAATTGTCCCCCGAGGCTGAGTTGGAAGTGAACAAGTTGCTCGAAGAGCACAACTTCCAACTGCAGCAGAGTCAGGCTGAGATAAACAAAGTGCAAGCCGCGCATCCGTCGGTGTTTGTTGCCGGGGCTCGCCCCGCTGCTATTTGGGTCTGTGTGTTTGGACTGGCTTTTCAGACAATGTTATATCCTCTGATGAATTGGATTGCCTTGATAGCTGGAGCTGACTTTGCTCCGCCTGTCTTGGACACTGATACTCTCATCGGGCTTCTTGTCGGGCTGTTAGGTTTAGGTGTCTATCGAACCTATGAGAAAAGCAAAGCTGTGCAGGGGAATCATTAGTGTGATGGGATGGCTCACTGAAAAGGTGGTGCAGTTCGTGGGCAGGGTTCCGCGCAAGTGGTTCAACATGGCGGCGGCGTTCGTTGTTGGTGGAGTTGTGTTCCAGCTGCTCAATTCCATTGTGGGGCACAACATTTACCCTAACCTGCTATGGCTTTACTCCTCCGACGTTCCTAAACCGCTTGTGGAATTTGTGCCGGAGAAGTGGTGGCTCCACAAATCAGTCGGAGATGATGTTTGGGGCACTTATGATGTTGGCAAGAATCTCATCCGCTTGCGCGTGCCAAATCCTTGCATTCTCAAGACCATCGAGCACGAGATTGGGCACTACCGCGAGTTATTGGAAGGCTTCTCTTTGGGGAGCAACAAATATGCCAAGGAGAGCAGATGTCTGGGACTGAAGCGCGGCAGGCATTGAGGAGAAATTTTCCATGACAGCTGATGGTGGCGGCGCGGAGGCGAATCTTTCTGATTGGCCAAGCATGAGTGATATCACTGACGGACAAGACGATGAGTTGCGAAAGGTGCTCGATGTTCTGCGAGGGCTCATCGCAGACCTGGAGGATGGCAAGGCGACTTCCGTTGTGGTCGCTTACACCGAGGGACGCTCTTCGGAATACTTTTGGTGGGCAGATTTGAACACTCCGTCTGTTACCGTGTTGGGTCTTGCGTATCAGTTGTGCAGCTGTGTTGAGGGGGCGTGCAGCGCCATTCCCGAGGAGGAAGTGTGAAGCGAAATGGTGGCTCTTCCGGCGCAGCCAAGCGCGACAGCGGAGGATTTTTTCAGACGCTCAGCGCGGTGGTGTCCCGCGCCACGTTGGCCGCCCGATTGGGGCAGCAGTTCGGCGGCGACCGAGACCTCTACAAGTCGCTCGGTTATCCCGTTGAGCTCACCTACGACAAGTTCGCCGCCCAGTATGAGCGGCAGGACATAGCGCGCGCCGTGGTTGACCGCCCCGTGGATGCCACCTGGCTGAACGGGTTCGACGTGCTGGAAATGGGAGACGACGAGGAGACAGCGTTCGAGAAGGCGTGGCTGGAGCTTCACAACCGCCTCGCGCTCAGGTCGCGGTTCATCCGGCTTGACCGACTGGCGTCGCTGGGAGAATACGGGGTGCTGCTGTTGGGACTGGACGATGTCCCCCACGCTGAGGGATGGCGCATGCCTGTCAAGCCGGGAGTGAGGAAGCTGCTCTATGTCAAGCCCCTTGGCCAGACTGCTGCTGTCGTTCAGGAGTGGGACAACACCGCGACCAGCGAGCGCTTCGGTCTTCCCAATCAATACACCGTCACGCTGACCCACTCCGGCACCGGAGGGCAATCCACCATTTTCGTCCACCACACGCGGGTGATCCACGTGGTTTGGGGTCTCATGGAATCCGAGGTTGTGGGAACCTCCCGCTTGAAGGCCGTGTTCAACCGGCTCATGGATTTGGAGAAGATTGTCGGCGGCTCAGCGGAGATGTTCTGGCGGGGAGCGCGTCCCGGATACCAAGGAAAGATTGACCCCGAATACATGATGACCCAAGAGGTTCGCGATGATCTTCAAGACCAGGTGGATGAGTTTGAGCACAACCTGCGCCGCATATTGATAAACGAGGGGGTGAGCTTCGAGTCCCTGGCGCAGCAGGTGGCAGATCCCTCCTCCCACGTGGATATACAGTTGCAGATGATAAGCTCTGCCACTGGGATACCTAAGCGCATCTTGACAGGCTCCGAGCGGGGGGAGTTGGCCAGCACCGAGGACAGGGACAACTGGTTTGAATACATCCAGTCCCGGCGGCACGATTACGCCGAGACGCAAATCATACGTCCCTTCGTTGAGCGCTGCTTGGAATACAAGATACTTCCTCCTGCCAAGACGGGGAACTACTCCGTGCGGTGGACGGACTTGTGGGCGCTGAGCGAGAAGGAGCGGGTGACCATCGGTCAGGGAAGGTCTGCTGCCCTGGCGTCCTACGTGACCAATCCCGCAGCGGAGATGGTGGTTCCTCCCGAGGCGTTCATGCGCTACTTCCTGGGATTGGACGAGGAGCAGCTGGAGCTGATCACCGAGGTGAAGGAAGCTGCGCTGGAGGAGGAAGAGGAGACCGAGGTGGTTGCGGAGGAAGAGGAAAAAGCTGCGCTGGAGGGGAATCCTTCCAACGGGAAAGACTTGACAACTCAGAAGAGCGGCGGTGGCCCAGACCAGCGCAGGGACGACCGCGGACGCTGGACGTCGACGGGAGGTGCTTCTTCTGCCCAGGGAGGCAAATCTTCCGCGAAAGTTGAGCGTGCCTTGAGCAGCCACAAGCCTGCCACGGCTGCCGTCCAGCGGCAGGCCGAAGCCAACGAAGGACGCTTGGTCAAGGCTGTCAAGGGGAAGTCTACAGGAGACAACAAGGAATTTGATGTTGTGGTCGGAACGCTCGACAGTCCCAAGCACTTGATAGAAGTCAAGACCATCGTGCGCGGCAAGAACGACAAGATAACCATGCATCCTGAGTCGATGCAACGCAAGACGGATTTCGCCGCCGAGCACCCCAAAGCCAAAACTCACACCGTGGTGTTCGACGACCGCTCTGGCAAGATATACTACAAAGAGGGATTGGGAAGTTTCAGGCTGAAGAATATGCAAGAAACGAAGAGTTTGTCTGTGCTGAAGAAGCGGTTCGAGTGAGGGAAAGCGATGTCTTATCAGCTTTATGACGCGGACGGATACGTGGGGGATTTGGCCACCACGAGTGGGCTGAAAGAGTTGCGTGAGTTTTTGGATGAGGATGGACAACATCCCCGCTTGAGCGAGCTCGTCCGAGACGGCAGCTTGGAGCTTGCGGCTGAAATCAAGGCTGAGATCCTCGCGGAGATTCGGACCATCGATGCCGGTGCGGACGTTGCGTCAATGTTGGACAACCTCGCAGTGCTGCTCCGCGAGAGCGAAGGAATAATCATCATCAGTGATGGCTTGGAGCTTGACGAGGATGAGTCGGAATGAGCATTGCTCTGTCTGAAACAATCCGCCGCAGATTGCGTGTTCACGTGTCGGCCAAAGCAGCTGACCCGACGCAGACGCTTTTCCTGCGCGAGGCTTTCGTCAGGGATGTGGTGGCGCGATTTGATGCTTTACAAACAGCAGTGATCAGGGCTATAATCAAAGACAATGTATTCGGCATCGGCTCCGAGGGTGAGATTCTGACCATGGCGTCCATACCGACTCCCGGGAAGCGCGCATTTGATTTCCCCCGCAGGCAGGACAAAGTCGCTGCATTCATGGACTGGCTGCGCGACGCCGAGCAGCACAACGTCTTGGAGGTGACTGCTCTTTCTCAGCTGGGACGGCCCATCGAGGGTGCTTGGACGGACAGGTATGTCAAGTCAGCTTATCAGCGGGGCATGCAGCGAGCTCGGCAGGAGATGCAAATTGCGGGCATGGACGTTTCTTCCATTGAAAAGACAGGCGGTCTGGACGCTGCGTTTCACACACCCTTCCACGCCGACCGCGTGGGGGTGATTTACAGCAGAACGTTCAACGAGCTCAGGGGCATAACCGACGACATGGATGGTGCCATCACGCAGGTGCTGGCCAAGGGGATGGCCGAGGGGAGAAATCCCAAAGAATTGGCTGCTCAGATGATCGGAGTCATCAGTGGGCCTCCGCCCGTGGGCGATTTGAGTTTGACGGACACGCTGGGCAGGTTCATCCCTGCCAAGAGGCGCGCCGTGGTGCTGGCCCGCACAGAGGTCATCCGCGCCCACCATGTGGCCACCATCCAGGAGTATCGCAACTGGGCTGTAGCAGGAGTGACGGTTCAAGCCGAGTGGAGAACGGCGGGGGACAACCGCGTGTGCTCCATCTGCGCCGAATTGGAGCGGAAGGTGTTCACTCTGGAAGAGATAGAGCCGATGATTCCGAGACACCCGCAATGCAGATGCATCTCCATTCCTTTTGACATGACGGACGTGCCGGTCAAGGAGGTCGATGAGCCTGCGGAGCAGTTCGATGTTTCCGGCTATCCGGCCGACCCGAAGGAGATAACTCTTGAGCAGGCCATGGCTCAGGCGAACTGGCGGGACACGCAGGCGCTGATGAACGCCGACTTGCGCGAGATTCAAACCGGCACTCTTGCTTTCAAGAGCATCAGGGAGGATGTGACATACTCTTCGGGCAAGCACAGGCAGACGATCATAAGCAACATGAAGGCGGAGTTGGACTCCTACGGGAACTATCTCGCCGGAGACACCATGTCCCTGTCGAGGGATTTCATAGATGATTTCTCTGGTGTGATAGGCAAGATTCGCCCCTCGTCGAAGTTGAATGCCTCTGCTCTGAACAACATGGGGCGCGATTCCGTCAGGAAGCTCGTCATGCAGGAGATAGAGAGCAACCGCCAGCAGTTCACCGACCACGGCATCCGCCACCTGGTGAACAACGTCAAGATGCAGGGGAAGGTTCTGGACCAGCTGGTGCGGGGGGGCATCAATGTTTCCCCTGAGGACAGATTGCGGGGGATGTTCATCATGGTGAACCACGACGTGGGCTACACCACGCCGCTCATCCGGGGAGGGGGATTCCGCGGAGTCGCAATGTCCAAGCTTCATCCTGAGTTCGGTGCCAAGATAGCCGAGCAGCAGAAGTCCATCTGGAACATCGGCAAGGTTTTTTCCGAGACGCAGTATGACGACGCCATCGCCGGAATCGCCACGCATGCTGACACCACGCTGGATTTGTCCAATCCGCTGATGTTTGCCACACGCACAGCGGACAACACTTTGCTGTATGCTCCTGCCAAGCTGCCCAGCATGTTCCGCTACGTGGAGAACGGGGAGGAGTTGCTTATAAAGCTCGGCTATGCCGCCAAGTGGAACAACGAGGTGCTCATCAACCAGATGAAAGACGAGCTGCGGCAAGCGATAGACGGCACGGCGCGGTTCTCCTCCCAGTTGAAGCGGGATCTGAAGGCGGGCGTTGACCAGCTGAATCCCATGTCTCCGAAGTTCACCATGGGCGTCCTTGGCGGAGACGTGACGGACGTCTACTCCAGCGCCAAGTCGCTGGTGGTCATGGACGTCGAGGCCAGTAAGTGGGATGGCTTTCTGATGCAGCACTTCGACATGGGGCAGAGCCAGCTCAAGAAACTGATGAAGGACTACGGGGCCTCCTTCGCGGACAACGTCTTGACCTTGGGAGAGCACAAGGGGAAGAACATCCTGGAGATACGCTTGCTGAAAAGCCCTCTGCCCCGCGTGAGCCCCGATGTGTTGGAATCGGGAGTGCTGTCTTTTACCAACTCTGCAGAGCTGCGTGCTTTGGCGGAGGAGATGGACATGCCGTTGGCTGTGTTGGTGGAAAAGATAGAGGAGCGTTTCGGCGAACAACTGCAGCGCATGTCTGTTTGGACGAGAGTGCAAAGTTCGTCGCTGAATAAGATTATCGGTGATGGAAGAATGAAAACGCAGTTTGAGATTGTTAGTTCGGGCGGTGCTTATGATCCTGAGTTGAGAAATTGGATGGAAGAACGTGTTGTGGGAGTATCTGAGGTTGCGCCGCGCAACCGTCCCGTGTATGGGTATTTAACTTCCCAGGAAGATGGAGAGTTTTCCAACAGTGCATTGAGGCAGTATGGTAGTATGGCAATCAAGTTGAAACCCAAGACTCGGTCATTCACGACGTTCACAGCAGGAGATTCACTTGATTCCAATGTTGCGTTAGCTGGTTCTCGTCGGATAGAGAATTTAAACATTCATGCGTCCCCGGTGGATGCTCCAAAGTGGTATTCTGCTTTTCCTCACCATGCTTCGAGGCTTTATGAAGGGAAACCTATCGCTGACGTGGTGAGTTTTATGGAAGCTCAAGTTCACGGTGGAGTAACGCTCGAAGACATAGAAGAGATTGTTTTTATGAGACAGAGCCTTGCGACTGCTGCCCTTACTCGAAGGTTAGATAAGCTGGGCATCAAATGGCGGGTGAGGGCCGTCTCTTTTCCCAGCTTATCTAGGCGGGTGGCAGGGGAAGCTTCCGTGGCAACTCACCAACAAGACATAGATGACTACTACGATCCCCGCCAGGCTCGTGATAAGAGGGGACGTTGGACGAGTGAAGGCAGGGGCAGCGGCGGAGGCGGGGCCAGCCCAGGTGGGATTGGGGAAGAAGATAACGTTTCCCGTTCATTCAAAAGTGCAGATGATAGACAAAAGTATCTCGGATATAAACGGGAGTCCTCTGCTTGGTTGGAGGGACATAAGGATGTCATGGATGTAGATGTGCTACAGTTGCGTAGGCAGCGGGACAGTGCAATGCAACAACGTAATTTTGATAAGGTTCTTCAGCTTAACGGGGAAATAACTAAGGTTGAACTCTCCCGTGCTGCTCTTCTTTCTTCTCACTTAGATGATGTTGCTGGAGAAGCAGCGGACTCGGTTCGTGCATGGCAAGGTGGAACAAGTTCAATGTCAGCTACGAAATTAAAGGAAACTGCGCTTAACGTAGAACAGCTTGCTCCCCCAGTCCGGGTAGTTTCATGGGGGAAAAACCCTACGTCGGATAATATGAGAAATTCTTATTTACGAGTCCGCGCGTTGAATCAGGCTTATATGGAGCGGCGAGGAATCTCCTCCGTTTCTTTGTATAGAGGGCTGGGAGATGGTGGCGGAAAAGAAATCTTAGGGCAAGCAAAGCATTTGAAGGGAGGAGCAAAATTAAATCTCACGGAGGCACCACTTGTAGGATACACATCAAATAGACAAATAGCGCGGAGATACTCACGGAATGGAGTCGCTGTAATACGCAGAGTTCCTCGTTCTGAAATAGTAGTGCACAAAGATTTATTCTCTGGCATGACGCAGTCCTGGACGAGTGAGGAAGAGTTTATAGTTCTTGGAGGGACAAAGCGATATAGTCTCCGAGGGCATTTCTTGAGGGACACAGCAGCATAATTGTAGGAGGCAAGAAAAGACTATGTTGAAAATAGAAGTGGTTGAAACTATCAGGGGCGGGCCATATATAATTGCTGGAGCAGATGCCGCCAATGACGATTGGATTCGTGCTGCCAGACTCATGGACAAAGCTGATGCAGGGGATGACGCTGCTGCAGCGGAACTTGACCGTCTGTTCAACACTCCGTCCGAGGGAGCGCTGATAGAGTGAAATTAGTTGCCCAGATAGAAGATTCCTTCCTGGTGGAGACCCGCGTAGTAGACGGAGCAATTCCCATGCCTTATGGCTGTGTGGTGGATTGGGATGAGCGCAAGCTCAGGGTTCCCCGCGAGGTGAATCTGCTCAGCATGTTCAGGCAGGGCTATTGGGAGTCTCCTGCGGTCTCTGATGATGTCGAGAAAGAGATACTTTCCTTTGTGGACGAGGAGTTGTCAAAACTGCTCACCATGGGCCAACAAGACATAGATGACTACTACGATCCCCGCCAGGCTCGTGATAAGAGGGGACGTTGGTCACGTGGTGGAGGAGGTATCAGCGGTGTGAGTGGGGGTGTTTCTGCTTCTACTTCATCCCCAACGATGAGTGATCTGGAGCGTTTCGATACGAGTGAGAACGAGTATGTTCATTGGATGGCGGGTGCTCAAGGGTATGTTGGAACTGCGGAGTTAAAAATACATGTTGCAGCTAGTCTCGAAGAGCGCCTTAAAGATAATGAAGACTATCAAGAGTTCAGCAAAAAAGCCAATCTTACAGAGTTCGATCTTGTTCGCCAGTGGGCAGAGACAAGTGCCGACAATGAGCCGCTTTCTGTCATACTTCAGTTAGCTGCGAATAAGGAGTTTGGACTAAAAGGAACACGTTTTAAGCATATGTCACAGGAGGGGATAGAGGAGTATTACTCTTTGTATGGTGGGAAAGATGTTGTAACAAAAGGGTCACGAGCGTTTGTTCGCGCTATGTATGATGAAACTCAAGCGGAGTTTGCCAAGGCAGGCATAAAAGAGTTGACCGTGTTTAGAGGGATGAGCCTCTCACGTGATCAAGTGGCTAGTGCGTTTGGAGCGGACGCTGTTCCTTCAGGGTTGCCTATTACGCGGCGGGGAGCAGTAACCTTTGGTTTGCAGCCTATGTCCTCTTTCAGCGTGTCGTTGAGCACGGCGTCGTCGTTTGCAAGTGGAACGAAGTTCTCAGTTGTGATGGCTACTAAAGTGCCAGTCAGTCGAGTAGTTGGGACTCCACGGACTGGGTTTGGTGCTCGTGCGGAGCATGAGGTTGTAGTGCTTGGTGGAAAAAACTTTCGTGCAGACGTGGTAATTGCGAGCGCAAGCGCGTTGGTGAAGGGGCGCTACGATCCTATATCATGGGCGATGGATAGACTTATGGAAGCAGTTAAGAAAGGAGAGTAGCAAGTGATTGTCTTCAACATAGATGCTCTCCCAGAGAACCAAGATTGGGTTAAATGGACGTGGGACTTGCCTTCTTATAAGTCGGAGGAGTTCTTGCGGGTGGTAAAGGATTTGGAAAGATTTCGACGCTTGCCTGTTTACCAGTTTGCTGTGCAAAGAGGCTTAATAGTGGATGATGAGTGGCAGTCAGATGTATGGGAACAGATAGGAGAGGAGTGAAGTGCCTTATTTCCATGAGCATGCTTGACGGCTCCGTCAGCCGTCTGAGTTTCAGGCGGACAGCTTTAGGGAGAAAGTGTCCAGATATGCCGGGACGAATGAAAAGGAAGTCTTTGCCGAATCTTTTACAGCTTGGGGTGCATCCGGGATATTCCAAAGCGATAAGAAATTACCGAAAGGAATGGAAAATTTCTTTACAAGTTCGTTCAAATAAGGAGCACGACGATGTTAGCAGAACCTAAATGTTGGACACGGAAGTGCAAGCACTATGTTGGAGTCCTCCAACTAAATGGGACGGAAATATCAGAGCGGAACGTTTGTCAAGCTTACTCCGAGATGATTCCTAACGAAATAGCGTATGGAGATGATTTACATACGCAGGTGCGCTCTGATCAGACAAACAACGTTATCGTTTACGAGAAGGCTGCCGAGGACGAGTGGCCTCCAGAGTGCGTTGATCCCGATGAGATGACAACGCAGGCGGAGATTAGGGAGCACAGCGTTCAGATTAACAACTACATCCCCCGCACGGAGATGCATCAGGGACACCAGCACGTCGTTGTTCCCGTGGTGATGATGGTGGAGGGAGTTCACACGGGATCAGCGGGGCCGATACTGCATCTGGCAGACGAGATGGGCAAGGTTCCCGACGCGTGGAACGGCGTCCCCGTCGTGGTGTCTCATCCCGAGGCGAGGGGAAGACCCGTGTCGGCGAACAGTCCGTCGGTCATCGATGCGCAGGCGGTGGGGCGCGTTTACAATGTCCATCTCGACGGCAGCAGGTTGAAGGGAGAGGTCTGGGTGGACGAGAACAAGTGTCAGGAGTTCTTTCCCGAGGTGCTGGAGTGCATAGCCAAGCGCCGGCCCATCGAGGTCAGCGTGGGAGTGTTCAGCGAGGATGAGCCTGCCGAGGGAGAGTGGAACGGGGAGGCATACAAGGCTGTCGCTAGAAACTACCGCCCCGATCACCTGGCGCTGCTGTTCGACGCTGAGGGGGCTTGCTCGTGGGCGGACGGGTGCGGCATTCGTGCCAACGCTTGCTATGATGAGGAGACGGGGTGCAGGTTCATCGCGAAGACCATGGCTGCGCTGGGTGGCCTGCGGTATCGTGGAGTTGAGTCTGCGTCGTGGGCGGCTCCCACGCTCAGGGACTTCGATGTAAGTTCGGGTCGATGGGAAGATTTGACATCGGCGGAGAAGGCGGAGGTTGCGTCTCACTTTCTCATTGGGGATGCTACTGTGGAAACGTTCGGCAACTTGCGTTTCCCTGTGGTTGATCCGAAGAACGGTCGATTGAATGAAAACGCTCTGCGAGCGGTGATTGGTGGTCGCGGAGCGCAGTTGGCTTCCGTTCCGGCGGAGGTGCGGGACGCCGCTCGGAGAAGGGCATACCGTTTGCTGAACAGCGAGTTTGATGCTAAGCTGGAAATTCCAGATGCGTTGAAGACACAAATGAAGGGAGGTGATGATGACGTGATGAAAAAACGACTTGAGGTGCTTAAGGAGTTGGCTCGTGAGGGGGCATTCGTGGTTCTCTCTCCACAGGCCAACGAGCGGGGCTACCGCGAACTGGTGGGTGCTCTGCAGGCGAAGCTCGACCGAATGGACGACGACGCGAAGGTGCACTATCTCGTGGAGGTGTTCGACGACGATTTCATCTACGAGGTGCGGCCCCGCAGTCATGGCGAGGCTCCAGCGCCTGCGAGCATGCACAACGGAGGGGCGGCCTATCGGCGCGGCTATGCTTGGGACGAGGAAACGGGGGTGATAGAATTCACGGGTGAGCCGACGCGGGTGACGCGGAAGGTGGAGTTCGTTGATGCTCCGACAACCATGATGAAGCGCAAGGAAGGAGGAAAGGTGAAGATGACGGACAACGGCAAGTGCTCTTGCTCTGGCAAAGTAGATTTGCTCATCCAGAGCGAAGGGACGAAGTTCAGCGAGGATGATAGAGTGTGGCTCTCCGCCTTAACGGAGGAGCAGCTGGACAAGCTGGCTCCGGAGGAGAAGAAAAAGTCCGAGAAAGCGGCGGTGGTGACGCAGGAGCAGGCAATCGAGGTGCTGCGGATGCAGCTTTCTGATCCCACGAAGTTTCTCAATCTGTTGGCTCCTGACGTGCGCGAGCAGATGGAGTATGGACTCAGGCTCCACAAAGCGCAGCGAGAGGAGCTCGTCGAGCGGATAGCTTCCGGAACGCAGGTTTTTGCCAAGGAGGAATTGGCGGGCAAGTCTACTGAGGAACTCAGCAAGCTGGCCATGCTGGTGAAACCGTCTGCTGACTACTCTGCGTATGCGGCAGGGGGCGGAGGCGACGAGGGCAAGAAGCTGCTTCCGGCAGGTGTTGGGGATGGAACAAACGGCAAGAACTAAAGAAAGGAGGAAAGAGAACCGATGCCAGCTAACACAGTGAAAATCAAGAAATACTCCGACGTGGTGGAGGAGCATGTGGCCAACGCGGCCATCACTCCGGGAATGCTCATCGAGCTGATGAGCACGAGCCGCGTGCGGGTGCACTCCACCGCAGACGGAGATGCTGTGGCCATGTTCGCTCTTGAGAACGAGCTTGAGGGCGAGGGAATAACTGATGCCTACGCTGCGCTTGACCGGGTGCAGTGCTGGATTCCCGGGCGAGGTGACCAGGTGTATGCTTTGCTGGCCAACGGAGAGAACGCCGCCGTTGGGGATTTTCTCACCAGCAACGGGGACGGGTATCTCAAGGTAAGAGATGTTCAGAGCGGTGCGGTTGAGCGCACTCTTCAGATAGTGGCTGTCGCGCTGGAAGCAGTGGACATGTCTGGCTCCAGCGCAGCTGACCCTGCTGGCCGCATAATCGTCAGAATCGTGTAACGAGAGAAAGGAGGAAGGAAAGCAATGCCAGCTGCAAACGTGGATTTTCTCAGTGCTGCCGGACATGCTCAAGGCGTGGTAGCAGCTACTCTGGCCAACAATGGCCGACTCGATGTGGGGAAGATGCGTCCGTGGATTGGGCAGGATGGGCGCAGCTACATGACTGTCTACAAGGGAGCGGGTGCTCCTTCAGACCCGAAGAGCTACCAGAACATTCCCTTGCAGACCAACGCCACTCTCCGCCGAGATGAGTGGATTCAACTGGATGAGGCCGTTCTCCAGCAGTCTCTGCAGCGGCTGGGGGGCATCCAGGATTTGATAGACAAGAATCTGGTTTTCAACCTGACCAACGCCATGGGAACCACCGTGCTGGAGTGGCACGATGTGACGGACAACTTGGCCGCTGCCGTCACGATGGACGGCGTGACAAGAGCGCAGGGAGACCGCCCCAACTACGGCACCAACTATCTGCCCTTGCCCATAGTCCATGCGGACTATGAGATAAACGCCAGGGTGCTGGCGGCGAGCCGCAACTTGGGCAATCCGCTGGACACCACCATGGCAGAGAGGTCTGCCCGCGTGGTGCAGGAGCAGTTGGAGACGATGCTCTTCACCGACACTTCCTACGCGTTCGGCGGAGGGACAATCTGGTCTTACCTGAACCATCCGGACAGGAATCTCGTCACGCTGGCCACCAACTGGGATGCCAGTGCCAAGACGGCAGCGCAGATACTGGACGACGTGCTTGCCATGAAGCAGGCCAGCATCAACGACCGCCACTACGGGCCGTGGATGCTTTACATTCCCACTGCCTATGAGACGGAGCTGGATGAGTCCTACGACACTCAGACTCCGGGCACAACCATCAGGGAGCGCATCTTGAAGGTGGCAGGCATCTCCGGTATCAGGGTCGTCGACTTTCTGACTGCCAACAACGTGCTGCTCGTTCAGATGACCAACGACGTGGTCAGGTTGGTGCGGGGCATGGGTCTTCAGAATGTGGAGTGGCAGACCGAGGGTGGCATGATCACGAAATACAAGGTCATGACCATCCAAGTGCCCCAGGTGCGGTCGGACGCCAACAACAGGTCTGGTGTGGTTCATCTGTCCTAAGCGGACAGAGGAGAGGGATATTGATGGATGATCGCTAATCATGCGATTGGAGGAAAGCGAAATGAAGCGTGCAGACCAGAGCAGGAAAGTCCGCTGGCGCAAAGTTGGCGGCGGGTCTTTCCGCATGGCGAATGGCAAGATAATCAAGCCCAACCAGGTATTCTCCGCAGCGCCGGAGGAGATTCCCAAGGGATTCAGGGATGTCATTGTTTCGCTGGAGGACATTCCCGCGGAGCAGATGGACCTTCCCGTGGAGCCGAAAGTTCCGGTGGAGGAACTTTACACTGTCCGCTCTCGGGGAATAGGATGGTATGACGTAGTCAACACTCAGACGGACAAGGCAATGAACGAGCGCGCTTTGCGTGCGGCCGAGGCGGAGGCGCTGTTCAAGGAGTTGACTGCATGAGATGGAGAGTTCCTCCGATGTGGGAAGATGGTGAGTGTTGGGTCATCGGAGGCGGACCATCCGTGCCGCGTCAGTTCGATGTTCCCGAGGATGTTGTTCAGGACGTCATGTCGGGGCGGCGCCGACCGAGCGCCTACTCTGACTATTTGAGCCCTTTGCACGACAGGCATGTCATCGGAGTGAACAACGCTTATCAGATAGGTAACTGGATTGATGCTGTATTTTTCGGAGACTGCGCCTGGTATCTGGCGCACCGTCAGGCGCTGGCCGCGTTTCCTGGTTTGAAGGTCACATGCTGCCGACGGTTCGACGGGCGCACCCGAGAGCAATCTGAGGGAGTGAAGTATCTTGCCAAGGACGCAGAGCACCGCAATGGAATAAGCTCCGACCCCACGGCGGTTAGTTGGAACTCCAACAGCGGAGCTGCCGCCATCAGCTTGGCCGCGCACTTCGGTGTTAGACGAATCATCTTGCTGGGATTTGACATGGCGTTGGACGAAAAGATGGTCAGCCACTGGCATGGCTCTCACGGAGCGGGCTCTCCAAAGCCCCCTTTCAGTCGTCATTTGCGAGGCTTTCCTGCCATAGCGCAAGACGCCGCCTCGCGAGAAATTGAGATACTGAACGCGAGTCCGAGCAGCGCAATAGCGGAGTTTCCCAAAGTTCAGGCGAGGGGACTATTATCTTCTTCTGGGGACAGCCTCAAATCACCGCTGTCCGCATCAAAACTATAGGGTTGAGTAGGGGGTTTTGGAAAGCAAATGAGCGCGAGCGGGAATACTAAGGCTGCTGTTCTTGAGAAGCTGAAAAGCTCTTTGGTCATCGTAGACTTGCAAGTTCCGCAGCTGGATGTTGGCCAGGTTCTCGTGGAGATTCACAGCAGCGGAATCTGCGGTGCGCAGCTCGACGAGATTGCCGGAGCGAACGGAGAGGACAAGTTTCTGCCCCACTTGTTGGGGCATGAGGGCGCGGGGATAGTCAGGGATGTTGGTCCGGGAGTAACTTGCGTCAAATCAGGAGACCACGTCGTCTTGCACTGGCGGAAAGGTGCCGGAATAGAAGCTGCTCCGGCACTTTATCAGCGGAAGGAAAATCACGCTTTGGCAAGAACAGTGGGGGCGGGTCGTGTCACCACGTTCAGCGAGCTCGCTGTTGTGTCGGAGAATCGCGTTACTTCCATCGACAAAGATGTGCCGTTTGACATAGCTGCGCTGATGGGATGTGCAGTGACGACGGCGCTCGGTTTGATCAACAACGAGGCGCAGCTCAGGATAGGCCAGTCGATTGCTGTGGCGGGTTGTGGCGGTGTGGGCTTGAACATCATTCAGGCGGCGCGGATGGTTTCCGCTTATCCTATCATCGCCATCGACAAGCATGAGGACAAGCTGGTATTGGCGAAAGAATTCGGAGCGACTCATGCAGCTGACACTGCTACAGTTGATCTCAGAGATGTGGTGTTCTGGGCTACGGGAGACAAAGGTGTGGATGTGTTCGCAGATTGCACGGGAGCGGTGGATGTGATAGCGGAGGGATATGCTGTCACTTCGCGTGGTGGCAGGATGATATTGGTGGGACAGCCGCATCTTGACGCCGCCTTGGTTTTCAGTTCGATGCGGCAGCACTTCACGGGCAAGCTGCTGATGGACAGTCAGGGAGGAATGACGAATCCCACCGAGGACATACCTAGATACTTGAGGCTTTACAAGCAAGGTCTCTTGAATCTCTATGGACTCATCACTCACAGGTATCCGTTGGAGCAAGTCAACGATGCGCTGGATTTGATTCGCTCTGGTCAGGGAAGGACGGGACGGTGCATACTGGAAATACAGTGAAGCAGGTTTTAGAGGCGTTCCGGGTTTATGATTGTCCGGAGTTCACGAAAGTCCGCGTGGGCAACGCCAACGATGGCGGCTATGTGGTGCTGAGAGAGTTGTGCGAGAAAACTCCCAATGTTTACACCTTCGGCGTCGGCGATGATATGGGATTTGAGCTTGATTTCATAAAGCGGTTTCCCCGGGCAACGGTGCTTTTGCATGACCCCACTATTGAACGCCTTCCGCAAGAGCACTCGAAGTTCATGTTTGTCAAGGAGGGGGTGAGTGACAACCTTGATGCGAGCATTCCGAAGAACTCTCTGCTGAAAATGGACGTGGAGTGGGCGGAATGGGATGCTTTGCTCAGCTTGGACGGTGCGGTGTTGGAAAGATTCTCTCAAATCGTGGTGGAGTTTCACATGGTGCAGGCGGAGCCGCAGGATCATCTTTCTCCTTATTTCAAGAGCCTGTATCGAAATGTGTTTAAGCAGATAAACGAGAACTTGTTTGGTTTGTATTGCGAGGTGCTCAAGAAACTGAATCTGGGATTTTTTCTGTTCCATCTTCACGCGAACAACTCCTTGCCCAGAATAGCGGCGGGAGGATTTCTGTTCCCTCCGCTGCTGGAGGCAAGCTTTGTGCGGCGGAATTTGGTGCGCACGGCTGTGAGAACTGAGAGCAAATTTCCCGTTCCTGGTCTTGATTCTCCTAACAAGACTGACAGGCGTGACGCAATCGACTTCTATCCGTTGACGAAGGACACCACCGATGCTGAGTAAGCGGTCAAAGCAAGTGCGCAGGGACACAATTGTGCTCTCCAAGGCGAACGGAGGCTATCACTATGGGGGGTGCTTCTCCGCAGTGGAGATTCTGATAACTTTGTTCGATGCGGTTCTGCGGCCGGAGGACAGGTTCATATTGAGCAAAGGGCATGGGTGCTGGCCTTACTACGTGCTGCTCCGCGAAAAGGGATTCAGCCCAAAATTGGAGGGGCACCCGTGCCGCGATGTTGCCAACGGAATCGTCTGCACGACGGGAAGCGAGGGCCACGGATTTCCCACCGGAGTGGGAATAGCCATGGCGAAGAAGTTCAAGCAGGAGTCAGGCCGAGTCTATGTTCTGATGGGGGACGGTGAGTGCCAGGAGGGAACCACGTGGGAGTCCATGTTGCTGGCGGCGCATTACAAACTTGACAACTTAGTGGTGATAGTTGACCGGAACCAATGTCAAGGGTCGGGCAGGGTTCACGATATTTTGAGTTTGCCTGCGCTGACCTACGTGGTGCAAACGATTCCCGGATGGTCCGCCGTTAATATTGATGGACACGATGTTGCGGCGTTGGAAAGAGAATTGGTTGCAATTCATACTTGCGGACCAAAGCTCGTAGTGGCGGAAACAGTGAAGGGCAAAGGAGTGTCGTTCATGGAGGACAAACCCGAGTGGCACGCCAAGTGGCTTGATGATGAACATGAGAAGCTGGCGATGGAGGAGCTCAGTCATGAAGTGTCTTAAGTGCGGCGGAGCTTGCATAGCAGAGCCCTGTTTCGATTGCGGAAGATGGATTGAGTTGAATCGTTGTCTGATGTGCGGGGAACTCGTTGATGGCCGTGTTCTCGAAAACAGAATGCGCGTTGTCGTGGCGGGTTCCAAGCGGGGTTCTGGACCCCGGTTTAAATTTTTGATGAAAGTGAACAGAGGTGTTTAGGTGAGAAGACAGTTCGGAAAAACTATCGTGGAGCTTGCTGAGCGAGACCCAAACTTGGTACTTCTCATCGGAGATGTGTTCCAGAACATGGAGGAGTTCAGAGACAGATTTCTTGGCAGGCTGTTCAACTTCGGCTTGACCGAGCAAAGCATGATGAGTGCCGCTGCCGGGATGGCGATGGAGGGACTGCGTCCGGTGGTCTACTCCATCACGCCGTTCTTGATCGAGCGTCCGTTCGAGCAGATAAAGATAGACATCGACGAGCAAAACCTGCCCGTCATGCTGGTGGGATACGACGACTATCCCACGCACGGGCCGACCCACAGACCGTTGAACGCCAAGGGCCTCGTCGGTCTTTTCAAGAACGTCCGGGGATATTTTCCTTCGGACAGCGCTGCGCTGGAGAGAGGAATGCTGGACGCTTATCAGAGTCGTTGTCCGTCTATAATTTGCATGAAGAAGGATTCTGCTGCGTGAAAGATGGCATATCATCAGCGGTCGCGAGGACTATTGGCAATCCGGGTGCGTGGGACAGCTTGCATTTTTCTTTGGGACCAGGAGTTTTCGGCAAGAAGGTGAGTCAATATGCTGCTACAAATTCTCGCGAGGCATTTGCTGAGAGTTTCTCTGTCTGGAGTCATCCTGGCTATAAAACCTTGAAGAAGAAACTTCCTCCAGCGATCGAGGAGTTTTTTAACACAACTTTCAAGGAGTCTTGATGAAAGGGGCGCTCATTACGGGAGCTTGCGGAGCGTTGGGGCGGGAGCTGGTCAGAGAGTTCATGCGCAACCGCGTGTATGTTGTCATGCACTGCAACACGGGAGTGCATCCTGAACTGGAAATGGGCAGCAGCGGGTGCTTTTTTCGGGGAGACTTGACCGAGGAGGACACTTTAGCCAGGCTCGCTGAGTTAGTGAGGGAACGGAAGGAGATTGACATCTTGATAAACAACGCGGGACTCTACCAAGCTTCTTCGCTGACTGAGTTGGAACCAGGAGTGTTACGGCAGGTCATCGAGGTGAACCTCGTGGCACCGATTCTGCTCACCCGCAAGTTGTGGCCTATCTTCGTTCAGCGCAAGGCGGGTTTGGTAGTGAACGTAAACTCGTTGTCTGGCAAGAGCGGAGGGCCGAGAGAATTTGCCTACTCGGCGAGCAAGGCGGGACTGCGTGCCTTCACCGAGTCACTCCAGTATGAGGCCACTCAGCATGAGGGACTCCGCGTGTTGAGTGTGTTCGTCGGCGCCATGAAATCCAAGATGACGGAAGGGCGTTCCGGTGCTGACGACGCGATAGAACCCAAAGAGGTGGCCAAGGTCATCTTCGGCTTGTGCCAGACGCATGAGTCCCTTCGCATGACCGAGGTTGAGATCAAAAGGGCGAAATACTGATGTCCGAGCTTCAGTTGAAAGATATAGTGTTTGTTCCGTCTGTGCAGCACACAGGCACTTGGTTCGTCATCAATTTTCTACGGCGATTCATACCGAGGGAAAAAGAATTGACTTTTCTGTTGGAAGATACGGCCACAAAGCCCCACGATGCTGGGTGCTTGTATAGGCCGAGCTATTCGCAGCTGCTGGACGCCCCCGTTGTTGTTCACGTTCATTTGCCGATATTTCTTGATTTAGGTTGTGGCAAGGAGACGTATGATACTTGGTTCCACCGCACTTGGGCAGAGAATATGATGACGAAGCGGAGCGTCTCCGTGGAGACTCTGCTTCTCTTGTGCAACTTTTTCAAGACGGTGATTCCGGTGCGAGACCCGATGGCGGCTATTCTGACGCATGAGGTGCGCTATCCGCAGTTTCGGCACTTCTGCATAGTGGATGGGTTTGTGGCTTTGGCTACTGAGTTTGCGCGTCATCCCAATGTCAAGTTTTTCCCCGTAGATATGCTTGAAGCTGCAGAACAACGAGAAGAGTTGTTGAACGCCGTTCTGACTCACTGCTGCATAGACTCCGCCGAGCACGTTGATTTGGTTCGGGAGTTCGCAGCTTCCTGGACTCCGGAGAATACCACTCCTGAAAATCGTTTCAGAACCATATATCAAGAGCAGGATTTGCGGAGTCTTCAGCATTTGCTTGGCCCTAAATGGGCAGAGATAGAGTATTTGAGAAACATGGCATCGGTCATTATGCCATGGATGGCAGAGTTGGGTTATGCGAGAGAGCAACTCGTGTTTTAATTGTTTGCTGGTGAGGTAAAGCATTGATTCAGCGTTGTTCGTGCGGAAACGAAAAGGTAGAAACATTCCAACACTCTTGCTGGGATGTGTCCCCTGCGGGAGAAACTCGGAAAACCGATGCGCAGTTTCTGCTCGGTCGGTGCACCAAGTGTGGAGTAGTTCGTCAGATGGAACCGCCATTTCGCGAGGAGCAAGAGTTCGAGGAGTTTTATCGCGAGCAGTATCCTCCCACAGGGAATACTTACGTTGCGAAAACACCCGAGCACGACCGCCAAGTGGCTGCTCACCGTCGAGATGCCTGCGGAATAATTAAGGGCAGCGCTGAGCGGCTGCTTGATGTGGGGTCCGGCAGCGGAGCGTTCGTTTCTGTCTGCAGAGAAGCGGGGTTAGACGCTTATGGTTGTGAGATGGCGACGTATGCCTATGGGAAACCTGATGGACTGGTTTATCGACGGCGTTTGGAGGATGTGAATTTTCCCGCTGACTACTTTGACAAAGTTACCTGTTTTGACATGCTGGAGCACGTGATGAATCCTGTGAGGGTTCTGAGCGAGCTTTTCCGGATAACAAAGCAAGGGGGCTGCTGCTTTGTGGAGATTCCTCGGTTCTTTCATCCGTCGGGAGAGCATCATTGGAAGCGGGAGCACTTGTGGCTCTTCACCGAAGAGCAGTTGAAATCTCTGCTGGAGCAGACAGGATTTGCTTCTGTGGAAATCAATCATCCCATAGAATCTAAGGTGCTGTGCTCTGCTGTCAAGCCGCCGCAGGAGCGGCCGTCTGTTCTTGTCCCGCCAGGAATAGGAGATTCTTATTGGTCAGTGGTCAAGCTGCAATCGTTTCTGGAGCGAGAGAGGTTGGGACTTCCTGACATCTATGTTGCTGCTCCGCGCGAGAAGAAGTTTCAGGGTCACAAGCGGTCTTTTCCATTTCTTGAGATGTTTCCGTTTCTTCATTCTACCGGAGAGGCACTCAGTGCGGAGGGGCCTGATGACAAGAAGTTGTGGCGGGAAGCATATTCCAGACCAGGACGGACAATATTCAAGAACGTGTTGGGGTGCGACTACTTCATGTCTTACAACGGACACTTGCGCGTGGGGAAGCCACTTGAGGCTGTAGACCCTGACTTGAAATGCAATTGGACGCCTCCGATGTTTGTTTCGCTGGAGCAAGATTATTTTCGGCAGGGGTGCATAGAGCGATACGGAAGCTACGCAGTGTTCTATTTCATTTTCCAGGGAACTTATTCATACTGGACGCGGCAATTTCCAGTGGAAAGTGTTGTTCAGCTTGTGCGAAGCATAACGGTGCAGACTAAATGCGTCCCAGTCTTTGTTGGTGCTTTGTGGGATGCGGAGAGTCCATTGCTGAACCGCGTTAAGGCAGCTGTTCCTGGTTGCGTCGACTTGGTGGGCAAAACTTCTGTGGCGCAATTGTTCGGAGTGCTCCGCGGAGCGAAAGTAACGGTGGGCTATCCGTCGGGGCTCACCATAGCATCGGCTGCTTTGGGAGTGAAAACGCTGATAATATGGAACGATTTTTATGACGGGAACTTTGCGTGGTATGCCGTTCCTCCTGCTGTCAGAGGAACGACATATTTTGCCGAGAACACGAAGAGTGCGTCTGCTGAGTATCTTGCTGCCCGCGCAACGGAGTTGGTTGAAGGAATGTCATACGGAAGAAAAGTTGTTCTTCCCAGATGGACAGAATCATACCACTCCAAGGTCGATGAGTTCAGCGAGGCAGGACTGTCTACTCCGGAGGTGAGAAAATCTGCTGGCAAGACGGCGGCGCAGACGAGTGCTCTCCGTCGTTCGCCTCAGATGGATGCGTCTTTGGTTGTTGCGTGTGTGCTGAAGAGCGGCGGCGATTTTGCTCCGGAGCACGTTGTGAGACTTCGCAGCATGGTCGAGCGGAACACTTCCGTGGAGCACCAGTTCGTGTGTTTGTCTGATGTGGACATCAGCAATGTGGCGACGGTCAAGTTGCTCAATGGCCATGACCGCTATTGGAGCAAGGTGGAATTGTTCCGTCCAGGATTGCTGCCCTCGGTGAAAAGAATCGTTTACTTTGATTTGGACACCGTCATTGTTGGCGGTGTTGACGACGTTCTGATGGTTGTGGGAGATTTTGTTGCTCTCAGACCGTGGAATCCCTCCAACCGAGTCAACGGCATGTTTGCATCCGGCATGATGGCGTGGAACAATGATGGCACGTATTCGTTCATCCAGGGACAGTTCAACGCTTCCGTGATGAGAAACTACCCCGCTGGTGACCAGGAATACATGTCCAAGATGTTGCGGAACGCAGGCAAACGCTTCGTGTTTTTCCAGGATGCTGTTCCAGGCATCTACAGCTACAAGAGAAACTGTAGGAACGGATTGCCGTCGGACGCGCGGGTGGTTTGCTTCCACGGGCGTCCTCGCCCCAATGAGCTGGCGGAGAGCGTTCCGTGGGTCAGGGACAACTGGAGGTAGAAGAAGCATGGAGCGGACATTGAAGTTGTGGGGGGAGCGCTGGAATATCTATACAGATTCTACGCACTCCACTTGCTTGCTTCGGTTGAAGGGAGGATTCAGGTGCAGTTGGCATGTCCACAAGACCAAGCATAATTTGTTCGCGGTTGTGTCGGGCCAGGTGGGCATCAAAACTGATGATGGCGAAGTCATTTTGACATCTGGGCAAACGTTCACTGTCCCTCCTGGAATATGGCATGAGTTCAGAGTCTATGATGGCGGAGACATGATAGAAGAGATGTATGTTCGCTATGATGAGTCTGACATAGTTCGCGAGCGGGCCGGCTCCAAGATAGGTTAGGAATAAGCCCTAAGCGCACCATTCCACATGAAAACTACATAGCTGAGTAAGATGTTTTGAAAAGCAAATAACAAAGGGATAGAGAATTATGGTTTATCTAATTACAGGGAAAGCCGGAGCAGGCAAGACTTGTTATGCACGCAGGTTGTGTGATGAGTTGAAAGAACGAGGTGCACGCGTTTACCTGCTCGATGGTGATGAGTTCAGAAAGGCCACGAACAACAACGATTATACGGATGAGGGACGCCGCCGCAATTTGATGAACGCTGCTCAGATTGCATGCAAAGCAGAGCGAGATGGATTCATGGTCATTCTTTCTTTCGTTGCTCCTACAAAAATGTTGCGTGAGGAGATGCGCTCATTGTGGTGCCAGAGTCGTTTAGTTTATCTTCCCGGAGGGAAGTTATGGCCCGGGACCGTTTATGAGATGCCGGATGAAGATGAGCTGGATGGGAGGAATTATCGGCGAGACCGGCAATTTAGTTTATTTATAGGACGCTACCAGCCCTTTCACGCGGGCCATGAGGAGCTTATCCGCACCGTCTTGGATGAAGGAAAAAATGTTTGCATCGCTTGTCGAGACACAAAGATAAGTTCCTCTGATCCGCACAGCTATGCCAAGCGCAAGCAGATGATCGAGCAGCGGTTTCCACAGGAAGTAGCGATGGGGCGCGTCGCGGTTATTCAGATTCCGGACATAGAGGATGTGTGTTACGGGCGTAAAGTTGGATGGGGAATAAGAGAGATTCACTTGAGTCAAGAAGTGGAGGCAATAAGCGCCACCATAATCAGGGAGACTTCAAAGTGATAGAAGTGTCTCCTATTCTAATCACAGGTTGCGCGCGGTCTGGGACTTCGATGGTTGCTGGTGTGGTTAATATGTGTGGTGCGTTCGGCGGGCGAATGAGCGGTCCGAACAAGAACAACGAAAAAGGAATGTTCGAGAACGCCGCTGTCCGGGAGCATATTGTCAAACCGTATCTCCGCTCGCTCGGAGTTGACCCCTTAGGGCAGTTCCCTCTCCCCGATGTGACCACGTTGTCCATTCCCGCCGGTTGGCGTCAGCGGGTGGAGCAAATCTTCGTTGACGAAGGTTACTTGGGCGGTGTATGGATGTATAAGGGTGCCAAGATGTGTCTCATCTGGCCGGTGTGGAACTATGCGTTTCCTAACGCCAAGTGGATTGTCGTTCGCCGCAGAACGGGGGACATTGTCAGCTCGTGCTGCAAGACGGGGTTCATGCGCGCCTTCCGCAATGCACAGTTCCAGCGAGCGGTGGGAGCAAAAGACGAGCGAGAGGGTTGGCTCTGGTGGGTGCATCAGCACGAGCGGCGGTTTGTGGAGATGATAGAAGCTGGGCTGAATGTCAAAGTGGTCTGGCCGGAGCGGATGGTTCACGGGGATTACTCGCAGCTGTATGAGACATTGGATTGGTTGGGATTGAAGTGGAAGAGCGAGGTGTTGACCTTTGTGGACCCAAAACTTTGGAGAGCACGAAATCCAGTTGCAGGGGTGGCGAAGTGAAGATGCTCGGAATTGTGCTGGTTGCTTTGACCGTGCTTATTTTTTCAGGTGCGGGAATTGGATTCGAGAAAGGAGAAAAATCTGCCGTTGTTTCAGTCAAGAAATCTCGTTGCTACAAGTTTTCTGTCAGGTGCCTTGAGCCTGGAAAGTGCAAACCAGTCGTTCGTTGCAGGAGGTAGTATGGATGGCAAGAGGCTATCATATCTTGGCGGATTGTTTAAGACTTTCAGCGGATGTGCTCTCTGATGATGCGAGAATCATGACAACGCTGGTTAGAGCGGCCTTTCGCTCAGGGGCAAACGTGATAGGCGCTCATCGATACAGGTTCGGAGCAAATTCACCTTCCGGGTGCACGGTGATCGTGATGCTGGACGAGAGTCACGTCTCGGTTCACACGTATGCTCTGGAAGGCAGAGCAGCCATCGACATCTTTACTTGCGGTGAGCGAGCGGACACACTCGCAGAATCTATCTGGGTGCAGATTAAAAGCAGACTTTGCATCTCGACTGTCGCGGTTCGCCGAGTGAGCAGATTTACAGAGGAGGAAAATGGTGGCGCGGGTAACGGCAACTGAGGTCAAACTGATTATCAGCACCACGCTGTCCGATGCGGTCGTGGATGTGTTCATCAACGCCGCCAACTTGACTGTGACCGAACTGGTCGGCAGCTCCACCGAGTTGTCCAGCGACCAGCTGAAAGAGATTGAGCGGTGGCTCACAGCGCACTTGCTGGCGTCCACGCGGGAGCAGCAGCCGCAGAGCGAATCCGTGGGAGGAGCTTCAATCTCGTATCAAGGACAAACAGCAATAGGGTTGGATGCCACGTTCTACGGACAGCAGGTCAAGCTTCTGGACGCGACGGGAACTCTCGCCCGCAACTTGGGAAAGAAGAGAGCCGCAATCGAAGCCGTGACTACGAGGGACATAGAAGATTGGGGGATATCGTAAGTTGAACTTAAATGTTGGTGTATGCCGAATTCTAAACATTAAGAATAGTAAGAGATATATAGGCAAGGGATTCTAATGGGAAGTTTTCCAAGTCGGCAGTTAAATAACCACGCCGTCTACTGGGCGAATCCTGTGCCCGACGGCTATGGCGGTTATGATTGGAACGACCCTGTGGAGATTAGTTGCCGCTGGGTTGAGACATCCAAGATAGTTACTTCCAGCACAGGGGAGGAGGTTACCGCCACGGTGCAGGTTCAGGTCGACCAAGACTTGGATGTGGGTGGCATGTTGTTTTTGGGAACGCTGGATGACCTGGATTCGTCCGAGGAAGCTGATCCAGCTCTTGTCACCAACGCATACTCGATAGTTAGTTTTGACAAAATTCCCAGCATAAAAGGAAACGTGTTTTTCAGAAAGGTGTATCTCTGATGGCGGAAGTTGTTTGGAAGAGTGACGGCACGCTGAATGGATTTTCCGACATGGTGAAGCGGCTCAACAACGAAATTCAGGCTATCAAGGGCCGTTCCATGAAAGGTCTTATTCGAGCATCTGTTCTTGTGCGGAGGGATATGGAGAACACTCCGCCGCTGATACCACTGGACACGGGCAATCTGCGGGCGAGTTACTACACGGTCACGGCGTTCACTGTTTCTCAGGGAGGCACTCCGTCGTTCAAGGGGGAGGACGCAGACAGATTAGCTTTTGAGCACCAGGCGGAAGTCTTCGAAGCGCAGGGAGTAGCGCACAGCATCGACCCCATCGTGGTGATGGGATTCAGCGCGCATTATGCTGTGGCAGTCCACGAGAACATGGAAGCAGAATTTCAGCGCCCGGGAGCGGGGCCGAAGTTTTTTGAGAATGCGTTGCAGCGAAACACCAGCGAGATGCTGAGAATCATTCAGCAGGAGGCGCAAATCAAGTGAATCCTGTGACGGAGGACGTGAAGGACATTTTGGTTGCTGACCCGGATTTGGGGCTCGTGTTCGCAACCAATCTGTTCGTCGGTAAAGAGCCGGATTCTCCGGATGCTTGCGTCACCATCTACGACACCGGCGGGTTTCCGCCTCAACTGACTCTGACCAAGGGGGAGGACTACTATCGCTCTTCGTTTCAAGTGCGAGTGAGAGACAGAGTATACTTGGATGCGTGGGAGATGGCCAACGACATAAAGGTGCTCCTCCATGGGAAATCTCACGAGACGTGGAACGGGACAAGCTACGAGGTGCTTGTTTGCACAGGGGAGCCAACCATGATTGGCTACGATTTGTCCAACAGAGTGTTGTTCACGGTGAATTTCACAGCACAGCGGCACTGAGAGGAGGTGAGACAGAATGCCAGTTTCGGGAATAGGGGCGCAGTTCAGGCGGTGGAACTCCACCACCGGAGGGTGGGACCAGATAGCCGACATAGCTCGGATAACTGGTCCTGGAATGACGAGGGACACCATCGATACCACCACGCTGGACACCACGGGAGGGTATCGGACGTTCATCGCGGGTCTCAGGAATCCAGGGACAATAACTCTGGACATGAATTTTGATCGGGATTCCTACGAGACGATGAAGGACGATTTCGAGAGTGACACGCTGCAGAATTACGAAATTGTTCTTCCAGACGCCGACACCACCACGCTGGAGTTCACAGGCTTGGTTACGGAGATGCCGTTGACCATTCCTCCGGACGACAAGATGACGGTCAGCGTGACGATTCAAATCAGCGGCCAGGTGACACTGGAATCCGGCAGTGGTCCAAGTCCAGGCTAAGCGAAATAAATTGGCGCTAATCATGCGCTGATGGAGGAAAAGATGAATCTTCTAACCAGGGAAGATTTGCTGAGGAAGCAGGAGTTGCGAACCGAGCGAGTTGTTCTCGATGACGAGGGGAACTTTGTTTTTGTTCGGCAAATGACTGCTCGCGAGCGAGACCTGTTCGAGATGTCCATCACCACCATAGATGGAGAACGCCCTGCCTCGGGAGGCAAGGATCAACTGAAGGCTGCGGAAGATTTCCGTGCGAAGCTGGCTGTCATGACCATTTGTGACGAGGACGGTGCTTTGCTTCTTGAGCAGAAGGACTGTTCTGTTCTGAGCAGCAATATCAGTGCTGCGCGGATGGAACTCATCATCGAGAAAGCGCAAGAGTTGAATCGGATAAGCAAAGCCGACCGCGAGGCACTCGTAAAAAACTTCGAGGGCGGCCAGGCCGCCGATTCGCCTTCCGACTCTGTGAGCGATTAGGATTTGCGCATCCTGACCATTTGCTGGAACAACTGACATCTGAACAGTTGAGCGAGTGGGAAGCGTATGATAGGCTGGAGCCTGTGGGGGAGATTCGCGGGGATGTCAGAAATGCGCTGCTGTGCATGCTGGTGGCAAACCTTGCTCAGTCTGTTTGGGGTAAAAAGGGACGTCACCGCATGTTCGAGCTTCAAGATTTTCTTCCTCGATGGGACGAGAGTGTGGGGGAGAAAGAGCGGACTCCTCAATCTGTCGAAGAAATGAAAGAGGTGCTGAAAACCATCGCACGCACCGTGGGCAAGAGGAAGAAATAGAGTGGTGTTTCGCCGAATAAAACTTCGCCGTCTTTGTTGGCAGGGACTCATCTATCGAGGGGTCGTCATCAGTTGCAGCATGTTTTTCTTTTGGTTGCTGGATGGCGATTCTGGCAGGGCGGTCAAGCTGTCCGTAGGGTGGGGCGCAGTGAACATAAGTCTTTACTATGCCTATCACTATGTCTGGCACCGGTTGGTCAAGTTAGGAGCAGAGTAGATGAACATCGGGGCGCTGAGAGCTTCGCTGGGAGTGGACAATTCCCCTCTTCGCGCGGGACTGAAGCAGGCGGGCACACATTTCAAAGCATTCGAGATGGAAACTAAAGGGCGCATCAATCGCATGAGGGGGATGTTCTTCAGTCTCCAGGGGGCGCTGGCATTCACAGGCATGTCTTTGGGAGTGATGGCCTTGGCGCGGAGCTTCATTCAAGCTGCATCTACTTCTGAGCAGTATCAAGTTCGGCTGCGTGCTCTTCTTCAATCTACCACGGAGGGCAATAGGCTGTTCAAAGAGATGACAGGCTATGCCGAGCGCACTCCCTTCGAGCTGGAAGAAATCATGGGTGCTGCGACTGCGCTGTCCGGCGTGATGGGGGGCGGCGTTGACGAGATAACCAAGTGGATGCCCCTGATCGGTGATTTGGCGGCGGTGTCTGGATTGGGAATCGGATTGACTACGCAGCAAATCATCCGCATGTATTCCGCCGGTGCGGCCTCGGCTGATTTGTTCCGCGAGCGGGGCATACTGGCTATGTTAGGCTTCCAGGCAGGGGTGTCCGTCAGTGCTGAGGAGACCCGCAAGCGCATCATGGAATCGTGGGTGAAGGCAGACTCCCAGTTCCGCGGTGCCACGGACGAGTTGGCAAAGACATGGAAGGGCGTCATGTCCATGCTGTCGGACAAGTGGTTCAAGTTCAGAAATCTCGTCATGGACGCCGGTCTGTTCAAATTCTTCAAATCGCTGGCAAAAACCGTGGACGATTTTTTCGGAGGGATGGAGAAGTCTGGCAAGATGCAGGCATGGGCAGAGAATATTTCTGAAGGAATAATAAACTTGGCCGAGCGTGCGGCCATGCACGTGGCCACGTTCTATGACGTGGTGTCTCCCCTCGCGCGCAAGTTGTTCTTGGTTCTGAAAGATGCGTGGGACTTTTTTAAGGAGCTGCCTCCATGGGTGCAGGAGATTGGCATCTTAGCTGCTTTTATGGGAGGGAAGAAAGGTGCGCTTCTTCTTGTGTCGGTTGCAGCGGCGGCGGAGGGATACATAAAATCATTCAAGTCCTTGATGCAACTGTATGATGAGGAAATTGCCAAGAAACAGGAGCATGTTGACTGGACAAAGGCAGCGGTCGACGCTCTGAACAAATGGAATTCGATGTCTCGTGAGGAGCGGGACATATTAGCAGAGCGATATGACGTTGCTCGCCAAGCGGAGGAAGCCACGAGGGAGGCTTCCAAAGCAACAGATGAAGCGGGCAAAGCGGTCAAGCGGTTCGGCGAGGAATCCTTCAAGGCCGTGCCGTTTGTTCAGGAGCTTTTCGGCACCGTCCGTGCAGGGATGGAAGGGATGAGCGTCGAGGATGCGATGAAGGAGGCCAATAGGATTGAGCGGCAGTTAGCGCAACTCGGCATGCCGTTCGAGGCTCCGTGGGAAAAGGTTCCTCGGGGTTTTCCGTTTGCTTTTCCCTTCTTGGAGGAGGAGAAAGCGGCAATCTCTGAGACTGATAAAGAGATGCGCAAGCTGGTGAAAAGCACAGAGGAGTGGTATACTTTCATATTTGAAGGTGCAAGGGGCGTCAAGGACATGCATGAAATCACTGCTGATGCAGAAGAGGCAGCGGAGAAGGCTGCCGAATACACCCACGAGAAAATGCTGGAGGAGCTGGCTGGTCCCATGCAGATAGGCCCTGCTATTTGGGAACTGGGGCCGCTGCCCGAAGAGTGGAAAAAGGCATTGATGATGGAACCCATCACGTTCTACTTTCCCAAAGACGCAGAGGCGGACTTTCTCGCCGTGACAGACCGCGCGCGCGAAGCAGCCGAGGAGCAGCACGGCTACTTGGTGGATGTAACCGAGCTCTATCGAAGTCTTGCACCGGAGGTGGACGAATATCAGAAGAAGATTCAGCAAATCAGCCTCCTTTTGAGCCATGCTTTCATCACGCAAGAGCAGGCTATACGGCTGGCTCAAGAAGCTTTGCGAGGTTACATTGATAGCATGGAAAGTGCTGCTCCACCAGTATACAAGCTCGGTGAAGATACTCGTGCTCTTCTTGAAAGCATACGGGATGAGACTCGCCAGTGGGGCCAGGAGTTCGAGGATATTATCATCCAGATGACTAAAACTGGTGAGTGGAGCTTTCGTCAGATGGCAAGTTCTATCATAGCTGACATTCAGCGTATTCTCATCCACACTTACATCACGGAGAAGCTGTTTGGAACGAAGGGTATAGTGACTTCGTGGTTGACTGGATTGATTGCCGCCCCTGCTGGTGGCCCTGGTGGCCTCGGTAGTGGGGTAGAGTTGGGTGGAGGAAAAATAGGATCTGTCTTTACCATGCAGCATGGTGGCAGTCTGTTGCCAGGGCAGATGGCTCTCGTTGGAGAGGCAGGGCCGGAGCTGTTCCTCCCCCGCGTGCCAGGACAGATAATACCGAATGACCGGATAGCCAGTGGCGGAGTCACCTATCAGCAAACTGTCAACGTTTCCCCGGGGGTGGCGGAGGCGGTCAGAGCGGAGATACACAAGCTGCGGCCTAAGCTCATGCAGGATGCCGTTCAAGCTATGGCTATGGCCAAGCGGAGGGGAATGGTGGTTTAATGTCCATCATTACTATGCCATCATTGTCGGGGTTCAGCAGTTCGCGGTTCTCGGTCCAATACAACACGCAGTCTCACGAGAGCCCCTTCACCAAAACCGTCCAGACGCTGGAGTTGTCCGGAGCGAGGTGGGTGGCAACCTATGTGCTTCCTCCGAAGCTGCGAGCAGATGCCGCTGCCTGGCTGGTGTTTCTTGCGCAGCTCCGAGGACGAGCCAACCGATTCTACGCCGGCGACCCGTTGGGGTTGACTCCCAGGGGAAGCGTCCCAGGGACTCCGCTCGTGAACGGCGCCAGCCAAACGGGAAGTTCTCTTGTCACAGACGGATGGACGGCGAGCCAATCCAACATTCTTCTTCCCGGGGATTACGTTGCTTGGATTACCCCCACTTCGTGGCGGGAGTTGCACGTGGTCACTACTGCTGTGAACAGTGACAGCTCAGGAAACGCCACGATTTCCATTGCTCCTCCCATAAGAGAGAGTCCTGCTAACAACGAGGCGCTCATCACGACGAATCCGGTGTGCGTGATGATGCTGACGGACGACGAGCAGGCTGTTTGGGAAGAGCGTGACAACGGACAATTCATCATTTCGTTTTCTTGCATAGAAGTGTTTGAATAGTGTTCCCTTAAAATTACCGTTGTCCGCATCAAAACTATAGGGTTGAGTAGGTAGTTTTCAAAAGCAAATGCGCGGAAGGTGGAATGGTAAGGACAAGCGATTCTTCTATGATAGCGGCGTCGCAGGCGGGTGTTGTCCAGCCCATCATTTTCGTCGAATTTCAGTTCGACAGCGGAACAACACGCTACTGCTCTCACGACCGCAACGTGGTGTGGAGCGGATATACATGGACAGGAGTGGGCGCGCTTGGCAAAATCTCTGCCTTAGAGGAAAGTCATGATGTTCGTCCCTCTGGAATCAGTTTAGGTGTCAGTGGTCTTCCGGCGGCTAATCTCGCCTTGGCACTGTCAGAGCCATACAGCGGACGAACGGTCAGAATCTGGCAGGGGTTCTACGATGCGACGCATGAGATGCTCACCGAGGCCGGGGATTTTCTGTTGCTGGAGACTGCGGACAATGTTGTGCTGGAGGAGACAGGCACGGGGGGAACAACGCTGCTGACTCCCGTGCTGATGTTCGAGGGATACATGGACCAGATGAGCATAGTTCTCGGCGACACGGCGGAGATAACGGTGACCGCCGAGAACAAGCTGTCCCGCTGGGATGTTCCGAGGGAGAGCAGATTCACCAACGCCGAGCAGCAAGAGTTGTTTCCGGGCGACAAGGGATTTGAGTTTGTGGCGCAGACCGTGGAAAAAGAAATAGTTTGGGGGACGAAGAGCTCATTTCAGATTCCTATTTCTCAAGCGGGCGCGACCACGGGCGGAGCGGAGGAGTTCAACGTTGTTGGCGGATGATGGCGTGCGGCAGCATCCGGATTGGACGGAGCGGTTGTTTTACTTCATCGAGCAGCGGCGCAGGGAGCCTTTTGTTTGGGGAAGGAACGACTGCTGCTTGTTCGCGGCGGATGCGGTGCTGGCTGTGTGTGGTGTTGACATCGCTCGGCGGTGGCGCGACGCCTATCACTCCTCGGAGGAGGCGCATCTCATTCTGAAGAAGAAGCACGGTGGCCCCGGAGGAATTGCCGAGGCCATGGAATTGGCCGCGCTGGAGCACGGATTCGTCGAGGTGCCAGCAAGCAATGCCCGGCGCGGAGATGTCGTCTTGATAGACACTCCCTCTGGCAAGGCGCTGAGCATCTGCATCGGCGATAAGCTGGCTGCGATGGGGCAGGAAGGAATAGTTTTTCCACCGTTACGGGAAGGACTGCGTGCATGGAGAACAGCGTAGATGCCTGAAGTGGTGTTGGGGCTCGTAGCAGCGGCAAAGGCCCTGTTCGCTATTCCTGTATTGGGCGGGATGATAAAGTTCGCTGCGGTGAGCTTCGGTTTGGGTCTGCTTCAGCGAGCACTTTCCCCCCGTCCAAAGCAAGGCATCTCTCCGCCAGAGATGGTCCGCACTGTTATGGTGCGCTCCTCCATCGAGCCTCGCCGCATCGTCTACGGGACGCAGATAGTCAGCGGAGTTCTCACGGACGCGTTCGTCACCGGCGACTCCAACCAGTTCCTGCACTTGGTGGTGGTGTTGTCCGGCCATGAAGTAGACTCCATCGGGGACGTTTATTTCAATGATACCATCTCTTCCGATTCCAAGTTCAGCTGGCGGGACAACTTCACCGCCGTGGCAAACTTGGGGGGCAGTCCCAACAAAGTCCAGTTGATGGGATTCACTTCTGGACATCCAGTTCAAGTGGGCGACTCCATCACGGTGTCCAACAGTGTCAGCTACAACGGAACATACACGGTCATAGCTAAGAGTGACCGCTCGATGGACATCGAACATGCTGTTACTGGAACCGAATCGGGAACGGCCGAACTTTCCACCTATTTTTACCGTATCAGCAAGCACACCGGCGGTTATTACCAAGCAGTAGATTCCGACCTGGACTCGGACGTGGCGGAGGTAACGACGGCGCACCGCAAGCGGGGTTGTGCCTACATCTATGTCCGACTGCGGTGGGACGCCAACATTTGGACATCTGGCATACCCAACATCAAGGCCGTCGTCACGGGTAAGAAGTTGTGGGATCCCCGAGTGACTCCGGCGACGATACTGACTTCTTCAGAGGGAGACGGAACCTACACCACCATTGAGACTTCCGCCGCTCACGGACTGAGCGCCAACGACGTTATATTCATCACCGGCCACAGCGGAAGCGACCCCGACATCGACGGCTACTACACAGTGTATGACGCTCCCGCCTCGACCACGTTCAGGATAGACGTGGACGTGCAGAACTCGGCGGGGGGAACAGGCGGCTCCGCGTATCTTTGCGCCTACAGCAATAACGCAGCGCTGGTTCAGCTCGACTATCTCGTGGACAAGACACTGGGAATGGGAGAGAAAAGCGACTACGTGGACACAACGTCTTGGACGGCGGCAGCCAACATCTGCGAAGAGCAAGTTCTGATAGATGACACTTCCTCCTCGGGGGCAGACATCTATCAAGACCGCTACACGGCGGACGGAGTGGTGTTCGTTAATTCTACTCCGCGCAGTGTCATGGAAGACTTGCTGTCCGCTTCTGCCGGAAGCCTCGTCTATCAGGGAGGAGTGTGGAAAAACTATTCAGGAGCGTGGACGGTCGCAACGGTGTCCCTCGACGAGGACGACCTGCGAGACTCCATCGAGGTGGTAACTCGTCCCGGGATGGGCAGCTTGTTCAACGCGGTCAAGGGTGTTTTTGTGGACGAGGACAATTACTATCAGCAAGCGGACTTTCCGCCGGTCACCAACGCCGCATACGAAGCGCAAGACGGCGATCTCAGAATATACAAGGATCTCCGCCTGCCCTTCACCACGAATGTCATCCGCGCACAGCGGTTGGCCAAGATAACGCTGGAGCGAGCACGGCAATCCATCATCGTGACCTATCCGGCCAAGCTCACCGCATGGCAGTTGGCAGCTTACGATATGGTGCAGATTTCCAACGACCTGTTAGGATGGACAAACAAGAACTTCCGCGTGCTTCGGTGGGTGCTGACCGAGGACGGCGGCGTGGATTTGACTCTTCAAGAGGAAGCCAGCACGGTCTACAACTGGAACGCGGGAGAGGAGACGACCATCGATGCTGCACCCAACACTTCTTTGCCAGACCCGTGGACAGTCGCTGCTCCATCGGGAATAGTTTTGGTTGCCAATGACGAGGAAGTTGTCCCGACAGGCAGTGGAACAGGATACGGTCAAGTTACCGTGTCCTGGACGGCCATGACGGATATGTATGTCAAGAGCGGCGGCTTCGTCGAGGTTGAATACAGAAAGTCTGCTGTCGCTGAGACTGACTGGCTTCCTGGCGGAAGAGCGAGGGGGGAGGCCACATCTGTGCGACTGCAGGGAATCGAGCACAATGTTGACTATGATGTCCGAGCAAGAGCAACAAACCAGATAGGGGCCAAAAGTGTTTGGACGTATCTGGAAGATCAGCTTGTGCAATACGACGCCGACTTGTTCACCGTTGCTGCTCCGCAGAATCTCACCTTGTCGAGCACCGCCTCCGATGTCATAGTGAAATCGCGTGTTGGCGCATGGGTCCGCATCCACGCAATGTGGACAGTGTCATCAAATCCTTACGTAACATCGGGAGGCAGAGTTGAGATTCAGTGGCGGCCGGATACTTCCGCGGCTGAATCTTGGTTGGATGCTTCGTCTGTGTCTGGAGGTGCCACGGAAACCTACCTTGGAGGCAAGGACATAGATGATGACACTGACTATGAAGTCCGCGTGAGATTCGTCAACAGCATGGCAATGGCAGGCTCTTGGAGCACCCAAACGGTGACGACTTACAGCTTCAAGCGTTATGGAGAGACTGAAATCACTACGGAAATGGAAACCACCAACCGTCTGCCCGTAGCATTTCTTCCACATCAGCAGGCAACTCCTGACATGACGGTGCGCTTGGAGGCGGGGTCCATTCAGCATGGCCCTACCCTCGTTGAGAAGGCTGCGCAGACTCGAAGTGGCTTCACCAGTCCGGGTGCCGGCAATGCGCGCATCGACCGAGTTATGGTGGATGTGGTGGACGGAGTGGCATATCGAATCGCAGGCACACCGGTGGTGCTTCCCGCTGCTCCCTCTGCTCCCACGATGTATTCAGGGCATCTTCCTGTCTGCCAGATTCTGTTCAGCGGAGAGGTGACTGAGATCACCAACGACATGATCACTGATGAGCGTCCCGCGTTCATCGGCGTTGTGGACTCCCAACTGTGGAATTTTTCTGATGGAGATGCCACGCCCTCTGTGGCGAAGAAAACGTTTTTTCAGACTCAGAACACTGCCAGCGCGGGAGTCACCATCACCATGTTTGACGACGGAGTGGTGGGACAGCGCATTTGGGTTCTCATAGGAGACGATCTCACCACGATAGACTTCACAGGAACGAATCTCAAGGGGAACGGCGGCGTGGATTGGAACCCATCTGACGGCGATCATATGGTCTGCATTTTTGATGGCACTGATTGGTATTGCAATGTTTCAGATAACACACTGTAGCTGCCGTATAGATGTTCGTAGGACTGACGACGTTCGGACTTAGGTTCTGCCAGCCAGGCAGCGCTGACGAGCGCCTCATAATCCGCCCCGCTGCCGTTGAAGGCTGATGCAGGAGCATGGGCGCGGGGGGTTCGTTCCGGTCTTGTTCTGAGGGCCAGCAGACAGCAGCGGCCTTCCCCATCCCTGAAAACCGACGAAATTCGCTTCGTTTCCTCTCCTCTGCTTAAAAAAATTTTATAAGTCTTTGATTTTATTAAGTAAAAATTTTCACTTTCCGCTTTACTTTTCAGATTTATAATATATATTAGATATTAGTGAGGGAGAAAAAACCCTCAATTCCTTGAAAAAACGGTGGCATCCGGGATTGCCTCCAGACGCCTGGAGGAGGGGCACTAAAATACCTGAACCGGCCGAAGCCGAGTCCCCCAGCAGGGTACAGGAGGGGGAGAGAGGCCCAGCGAAGAAAACCAAAGGTCAGGCCGGGGACGGAGGCGAGCAAACCACCGCCTGATGAGCAGGGGACAACGGAAAATATCTTCCGTCCGTCGACGAGGGGAAATACATCTCCTCAACTCAGTGGTTAAGTGCCGAAGATCCCTGCGATGCTCGCCTGAGGCGAGTCAGGGTGCCGGCTCCCCTGCCTAGAAAGCAGTGGTAGTTGACCGCTCCGAAAAGCGGTGAGGTTTGGGGGAGATTGAGACTCCCCCCTAATGACTCCCTGAACATTATATAGGGAGTTTTTAGGGGGGAATCTCTTGTAAACCACAACTAACTGAAAGGAGAAAGAACGATGGCAACAAAAAGGGCGACGGACATGATGCAATTTACCCAGCAGTATAATGCGAATGTGATCCACGAGCTTGAAATGAAATTGGCAGCTGCGGGCGCGGCGAACGATAGGTTGATATGGGGATGGTTATTACCAAATCTGTATGTATCATAAGGAGAAATTATGGCGGAGAAAAAATGGTGTGTTAGCAAATCTGGAGGGCATTACTGCTCGGTGTTTGGGCAGGCTGCTGCCCCGGAGATTTGCAGGCAGCGGCTTGAT